GGCCAAGGTGGCCCAGGCGGCCGCGGACGCCATTGAGGAGCTGGCCCGGATCAAGGCGGACCGGCCGGGCGCGGCGGACGTCACCATCCCCGGGGAGGGCTGGAAGGAGGACGGGAGCGGGAGCGCTTATCCCGTCTATTATGACATCCCGGCAGCGACAGTGACCGGGAAGGACCGGGCGGCGGTGGTGATCGCTCCAGAGAGCATGGAGGCGGCGGCCGGGTGCGGGCTGTGCCCCACCTGTGAGTCGATGGCGGGGTCCATCCGGCTGCGGGCAAGGCAGGCGCCAGGTACGGCCATCACGGCACAATATTGGATCGATGAGGGGAAGGAGTGAGTCCATGGCATACGGAACAGTCAATGTGGGACAGGCGCAGAACAAGGACTATATCGAGGAGAGTCAGAAAGGAAAACCCAACGGTGTCGCCAGCCTGGGCCCGGACGGGAAGGTACCGGAGGCGCAGCTGCCTGAGATGGACGTCTCCCAGACGCTGGCTCAGGCGGAACTGAAGGACCCGCCGGTGGATGGCGACGGGGTGCTGGTCACGGACAGCGCGGCGGGGAATGCCACTAAGCGGGTATTGTGGAGCCGGATCAAGGCGGCGCTGAAGGGGTATTTTGATCCGCTGTACGCCGCGAAGAGCCACACGCACGCATGGGGGACGGTCACAGAGAAGCCGGAGACTTTCCCTCCGGCGGCACACAAGCACAGCGCGGCGGACGTTACACCGGAAGTGGTTACGGCGGTCGTAGGGTAATGGAGGAGGAATAATAATATGGCACCAGAACCAACTGCGAAATATCTGATTATCCAGGAGAATGGAGCTAACAGAACCAGACCGGCGGTACATGGCGAAGAAATCACCATTAACTCTCCGTGCGACAGTTCCGACATTTCGGGGATAAATATTGCTGGAACACAGTATCGGTTCATCGATGCAAATGGAGATCCGCTTCCCCTTGCCGGAGGCTTTTTTGCTGAGGGGAATCTGATCCGGGTTTTAATCGATACGGAAAAGAACAGGGCGCAAATTATCAATCGAGCAATCATGGAACACCCTCCTGTAGATATGCCAATGCACCGCAGAATTTACGCTGGTACACAGGACATGACCCCAGGAAGCACCACTCTTGATACTGGTAGTATCTACCTTGTGTATGAGTGAGGGTTACTGACATGGCGAAGGGAATCTATGTGGGTGTATCGGATATTAAACTGATATGCCCTAGAAGTTCGTGCAGGTCAACTAGCATTACACGCATTCATACAAATCCGGATAAATACCAGTGTGATGATTGCCTGTTTGAAGGCACCCTCGAGCAATTCAAAGAGGGTAACGAAAACACCGCCCGGAAAGTCCGAAAATCGTATTTCGGGGTGGGGGGGAAGGCCCGCAAAGTCAAAAAGGGCTATATTGGCGTGGGCGGTGTGGCCAGACTGTTTTACGATGATGGAGTCCATAAGTACAAAAAGTATAAGGCTGTCTACCATCCGTCAGTTACAACCTATAAGTGGGATAAGTACGATCTCGATGGCAGTGAGTATCGCTTGGTGTTCTCCGCTGGTGCGACAATGAATATACGGGCGAGAGACATTGGTGATGTCATATATACCGTGGTGAGAGTATCAAGCAATGGAAACATATCGTATTCTAGTCCGAAGACCATAACTACCTCAAATTATGATTCTCTTGATTCCAGCTTAGACCATTCGGGTGAAACAATAGCGCATGGGTCATTTTGGGGTGATCGCCACTTAAATAGACTTATGAGCAGTTATCCTGAGAATATAGAAGGAAGCGATGATGGTAACATCATAGCAAAGTATTCGGGGTACAATGTGTCATCTCGTTTGGAAACAGGACTTAAGGGTTCTTATGCTGGAGAAGTAGAGGGGAGCAATTCCGGGGTTTACCCAAACGATGGAAAACAGGATGGCTTTTGGTATGTATATAAAGGCAAATTCACTGAACCGGAATACTATACTCAGGGTGAATTTGTGGCCGATGTTATATCTGAATACGAGGGTCAATACCCCGATAATGGGCGACACACGGACGGATACTGGTATGTGAAGCAGTAACGGGCGTGGTGTTGAGCGCCATGCAGCACACAGGAGGAATTAAATTGAGCATCCAGGAGCTATTGACAGGCGGGGGCGGGCTGGTGATCCTGGCGCTGACGGTCATCCAGGTCGCCCCCGTCAAAATCAACCCCTGGTCCGCCATCGCCAAGGCCATCGGGCGGGCCATCAACGCGGAGGTGCTGGCCGAGCTGGAGCGGACCCGGATCAAGCTGGACAACCACATCAAGACCGACGATGAGCGGGCGGCGGATATGCACCGGGCCAGGATCTTGCAGTTCAATAACGAATTGATTCGGAATATCCCGCATACCAGAGAGGAGTTCATCGAGATCCTAGCCGAGATCGATGGCTACGAAAAATTTTGCAAGAGGAACCCGAATTATCCCAACAGCCGGGCTACCCACGCCATTGCCAATATTGGCAGGGTGTACGACGAGCGGCTACAAAAGCACGATTTTCTGTGATTTGTGAAAGGAGGTGAGCGTATGGACTTTGGAATTGCGGGCGTGGCGGCCATCACGGTGATCTGCTATCTGATCGGCCAGGTGGTCAAGGCGTCCGGGGTGGACAACAAGTGGATCCCCATCGCCTGCGGCGTGTCCGGCGGACTGCTGGGCATTGCCTGCATGGCCCTGGCGGTGCCGGATTTCCCGGCCACAGATCCGGTGACCGCCCTGGCGGTGGGCATCGTGAGCGGCTTTGCGGCCACCGGCGTCAACCAGGCGGCCAAGCAGCTGAGTAAGTAACAATTTTGACAACGACAAGCGAAGAACTCAACTGTCATTCACCAAAACACAAGAATTTGGTTAACGTCTGAAAGGAGAAAACAACATGAACGCCAATTACATCTATGACATTTTCCAGACCTGTGAGGACCTGGACCTGCCCGACCTGACCATTGCCCTGGCCCACCACAAGGAGGCCCACCCCATCCCTGAGGGCATGACCGAGCAGGGCATCAACGAGTTTGTGGGCAACCACTACGAGGCCCTGGTGGACGCCTTCGCCGGCCACGACCGGGATGCCTTCGCCGCCGCTGTGGAGGCGGGCGTCAAGGAGGACGAGGAGCGCGCCCAGCAGGAGGCCGGTCAGGAGGTGTGACCCCATGCTGATCTGCATCGATGCGGGTCACTACATCGGGACCCCGGGGAAGCGGTGCCTTAAGCGCATCGACCCCGGGGAGACCCGGGAGTGGACCCTGAACAGCCGGGTGGCGGACAAGCTAGAGGCCATCCTGGCGGGGTATGACTGCCGGACGATGCGGGTGGACGATGTGACCGGCAGGCGGGACGTGACCCTGTCCCAGCGGGTGGCGGCGGCCAACCGGGCCAAGGCGGACGTGTATCTGTCCATCCACCACAATGCCGGGATCAACGGCGGCTCCGGCGGCGGGATCGTGGCCTATGTGGCCCCCAGCCATCAGAAGCAGAGTGAGGTGGTGCGGGACGCGGTGTACCGCTATACCGTGGCTTCCACCGACCTGCGGGGCAACCGAGCACAGCCTCTGGCGGAGCAGAGCCTGTATGTGCTCAACTACACCACCATGCCGGCCACGCTGATCGAGCTGGGGTTTATGGACTCGACCCACGACACGCCCATCATCCTGACGGAGCGGTTTGCCGACCAGGCGGCGGCCGGGCTGGCGGCGGCTCTTGTGGAGGTGTATGACCTCCAGCCCAATGGAGGAGGGCAGGTCCTGATGACCGCGGTGCCGGCGGAGGATCTGACGGTGGAGCTGGTGGACCGGCCCAAATCCGAGTGCGGCGACAACTGCGCCAACGCGGGCTATTTTGCAAACTACTCCGAGGCGGGCGAGCCGTTCACGCTGCCGGTGGGCCATCTGGTGGGCGACTACAAGGCCGCGGGTAAGTGGACGCGGCACTACTGCCAGGAGCGCGGGCGTTTCCAGGGAGACAAGTTTACCTTTGACTCCGGCGGGTGGTCCTACGCCAACCCCCTGCACGGCAAGGCGGTCTCCACCCTGCTGATCTCTGGCGGCAAGGCCCGGGTGGAGGAGATCCGGACGGTGCCGGAGGGGACGGACTACGCCGTGTCCGGCATCCCCGTGCTGCGGGCTGGGAAAGCCTGCACCACCGCCCAGGCCAAGGGGCAGGGCTGGGACACCTCCCCGCTGCGGGCCACCTGGCACACGCTGGTGGGCCTCAAGGGAGACGGCATGGTATACGTCATGGGGTGGCACTCCAGGACCGCCAACCTGCTGGACAGCGGCGAGGCCGCCCAGGTGTTCCGGGGGCTGGGCTTTACCGACGTGCTCAAGCTGGACGGCGGCGGGAGCTACTACCAGAGCCGGGACGGGGCGGTCTCCAAGACCGCGGAAAACCGGCGGATCAACAGCGTGCTGCGCTGGACGGTGAGAGAGGAGGAACCGGAGTTGACGGAGGAACAGGCGTGGTTTGACCGGATGATGGAGGATTGGATGGCCCGCAAGGCCAAGGAGCCCGCCAGCCAGTGGGCCCAGGCGGGCCTGGAGCAGGCCAAGGCCAAGGGCATTACCGAAGGGACCAGGCCCCGCAGTCTGGCGACTCGGGAAGAGGTTGCGCTGATGGTCAATAAGGCGCTGGAGTAGGGTGGAAGGGGTAAAGTTTTTCCACCACTATTTCCACCACCTTATGCGCCTTAATAGGCTGCTTTAGACATTTTGAGCAATTCGCAGCTGTATAGCAAAATCCCCCGAAACGCCTGATGCCCAAGGCTTTTCGGGGGATTTCTTGCTGCTACTCTTTGGTAGCGATTTGGTGGAGACAACAGAACTCGAATCTGTGACCTTCCGCGTGTGAGGCGGACGCTCTACCGGCTGAGCTATGCCTCCATATAGGAGAAACGGCAGTGAAGAAGTGGTGACCCGGACGGGACTCGAACCCGTGTTGCCGCCGTGAAAGGGCGGAGTCTTAACCGCTTGACCACCGGGCCGTTCTATATGGGAACGGACGCGTAGTCCGAACTTTAGTAAAATGGTAGCGGCACCTGGATTCGAACCGGGGACACTGCGGGTATGAACCGCATGCTCTAGCCACCTGAGCTATGCCGCCTTGTTGGCCTGTCCTCTCGAACAGGGCAAGGATGAGTATACAGGATGACAAGGAAAATGTCAACACTTTTTCTGAAAAAAATCAAAAAATTTTCCCGGCCTCCGGAACGGGCCGGAGACCGGGGGG